CATAATTGCCTGACTGGTTAGGTCCTGTAATTCTAGTATCACCAAAGAAATCAAATTGAGTTCTATAACCACCGTTCGTATATACACCAGAGGTACCACTACTAGTATTTTGTGAATGAAATTCTGCCTGTAATCCTATATTGTTTCCACCTGCATTAGACTGATTTTTACCTACAGATAGATTTATACGATTATCATTACTTCCTCCGGAACCTATTAATCTTAAATAACCTGTGCCGTATTGACTAGTGTTTGCTAATGGATTTCCTGATGCATCTGTGCGACTGCTAAAATAATAAACAGGTGGTGAGCCTAAATCACTAGTAGATTCTGGTGTTATAACTAGTTGAGGCCCATCATGAGGTATATTATAAGTATCATTAGATACATCGTCTAAAAAAGTGTCACTACCAATTAAAATTCGGCCAGTAGATGCAATATTTGATGTAGTTGAAATATTAGCAGTCATATCTAAGCCATTACTTTGTATGTAGGCTTGTGCTTGTGCGTTTGTTAATCCAGATGACGTTAAATCTGGTGGTGTATATGTAAATACACCTGATGTATTGTTATATGATAATGTTCCTGAGCCACTTGCACTGGCTTGTGTAACACTTAAATCTGTAAGTGCTATACCTGTCGGCAAATTGCTTAATGTAGATCCATCTCCAAAAAAGAATGAACCAGTAACGTTACCTGTAGATACTAAATTACCAGCAGTTACATTACCTCCAGCAGTAATGTTACCTGTTGCTGTGATATCTACGAAATTACTAGTGCCTAAGTCTTCTTCAGGTACAACACTGGCTACAAAATAATTACCATCATATATTACTGTTAAAATTGTTAATTTATTAGGACTTCCACTTAACAAACTATTGTCATTTAAAAACTTCCAGTTAGTCCAATTAGTAGCAAAAGTTGTTGTGTCAATATATCTACCACCAGTACCATCCTGAAATATTTCTAATGTAGCACTTCCGCCTGTACTTATATTTGCTAGTGTTATTCCTGTAATATTAGCATTTAGTGTTACCTGATGTATTGTTCCTTGTGCGATATCTACAGATATGTTACCTGATGTAGTGCCATTATCTACTATTGTTTCCTGATATTTTTTAAGTGTTAAATCTTCTAAATCAGAAGAAAAAGAAAAGATACCTGTGCTTGAATCATATAATATAGGTGAAACGTTACCTAATGCACTTCTAATATCTGCGTTAGATGTTGCTAAACTTTCTCCTACAATTACATTACTTGTTGTTGATGCAACTGATACAGTTGTGTTTGTTTCGTCTACAGTTATGTTTGCTTGACTTACTGCTACTGATATATTACCTGGCATTTAAGTCTCCTATGAAGTTGGTATTACTGTATAACCTGCGCCTAATGTAGGATCACCTATAACTACGTCTGGTTCGTATCGCTCTAAAATTGCCCATCTGTGTGATTCAGTAGTATTAGGTGTAACATTAGTATCTGTCCACCTAAAAGATAAAACTGTTATTGGTACATTTGTACGAGCATCTGGTATAATATTACCTGTATAACGTTGACTAGGTATTGTTAATGTTACTGTACCTGCACTAGCATCAACGACATTAATGTTTCCACCGCCTACTTCTGCATTTGCATAACTTCCTGTAACAACACTTGTTGTAAAATTAGGCTGTCCATCTGAAACATTATATGTCATGCTATCAATAATAATTGTTTGATAATCTGCCGCAAACGTGTAGCCTGTTATATTGGTATTAAAATTATATGTATAATTTTTTTGATCTGACGGGAATAATTCAATAACTTGTACGTTATCTGCCCCACCTACGTAATTTTTGAATGATAAAAGTCTTCCACTCATGATGCTCGTCTCCTATTGGAACTTGCTATATGCGTGATCGCATATAACCTAAATTGTATTACTATTTATCCTTTTCGGCAAATTTAACGAAGAACACGGAGAACACTAGACAAGTATTCTCTATTTATTAACTGTCCAATCGCCTGTGTATGTATAGTCCTGATGCCTTATAATTACAGCACCTGGTTTACCAGGATAAGATGCTTGTCCCCCTGCGCCATAACCGTTAGTTTCATCTGCAGGAGTTGTTTCTCCTATTCCTCCACCACCAGTACCACCTTCCCCAATATAAGGTTCCCAAGGAGTTACATAGTTTTCTGTGCTTGGATCAGGAAAAGGTGCATCAAAAACGTTTCTATAATAATCAAAATAATTTATAGCATATCCACTTACACCAAGTTCTAAAGGAACAGTTTTAGTAGTATCGTTATATGCGGTTATTACAGTACAATGTGCGCCACCGCCACCACTACCTGCACCACTTCCTATCACAGCCTTTCTAAAACTTCCATTGGCTTGCTCTTCACTTTGAGGAATTACCATAAATCCAGGATTATTTGACATATAATCATTACTTAGTGATTTAAATATACTTTCTCCACCTAGATAGTTACCAAACGAAGTGTATTCCATTCCAAAAGTCGCACCACCTCCACCAGTACCAGCAAGTACAGTATCTTGTGCAAATCTACCATTTAAAACTGTACCACTTGTAACTAAATTTCCTGTTGTTCTACCACTAGAATTAAAACCTCTGGCATAACTTGTGCTGTTTACCTGATAAGCGGCACTGGCTCCTCCACCACCACCTATAACAGTAATTGTTTGATGTAAATTAGAGGATACTATAGTATTTCCCCCTGTTTGATTTGCAGTAGTATCAGTACCTCCTGGTCCTATTTGTGTAACAGTAGTTGTTCCTCCTACATTAGCACTAGTAAGTTGTATGTCTTTTAATTCATACATTTCTCCACCACCACCTCCACCAGAAAGTGCGGCGTTGTTTAATATTACAGCACTATTTCCAGGTAATTGTGCAAAATTATTTTGTTGTATCATAAATTCAAAAGAACCTGCATCTGCGGCGCCGCCATGGCCTCCGCCTCCTACTGCTAGTACATGAATATTAGATGTATTTGTAACTGAATCTACTGTAAAGTAATTATTTGCACTAGTTAAATAATAATATACCATACCATTAGATTTTGTAACTGTGCCATCAGTTGATGTTACAATCCAAGGGAATCCACTTATACTGACATTATTTGTAGTAAAAAGGGGTGATCCAGTAGTTGTTTCTAATCTAAATTGTAAGTTTGCACTTGATGTTACATTACCATTAATTCTTTTTAATAATGTTGCTACACCAGAACCATTTATGGCAACTGTATTTACATTTGAACTATCTGTAAATACGTCTGCATTTGTGCCTACTGCAGAAACTTGTAAATTAGTGTTATAATAAGCAGAATCTTCAGTAAATATATTTAAAAGTACAGCATTGTTACCTGTTATACTAAAAGAATTAGGTGTTATATTGCTTACAGGCGAAGGATATGCATTGGCTGACCCAAATGCTTTATCTACAAAAACTCCTAATTTACTTGATCCTAAAGGCATATATTACTCCGGTTTACTTGGCCATGTTACACTACTTTTATCTGATAGACTGCTATAACTTGTAGGTAAGTCTCTTAGTTGTTGTCTATAAGTAGCCCATTCGGCTTTTTTACTATCTGATAGTGGACTATCTGCACCCACTGTCCAATCACAACTTTTTAATCTGTTATTTCTGTGTACTCTTAACCAGTGTTGCAAATCTTCTGCTACAGGTGTTATTGCTTCTACTGTTAAATCACTTAGATTTACTTTAAAGTTGTCTACATCTGGTGTAAACACATTTAATGCACCTTGATCTGTATATGTTGCTAGTCTTTTTGCAAGTAATTCGTCGCTCATACGCCTAGATATTAGTATTTTACCTGTTGCTTTGTCATATATAGTTCTATACATTATTTTTCACCCTTTGTAACTCTCAAGAACTGATAACCCATGTTACTCATGCCTCTGGTAAAGCCACCAGAAGTACTTATTGTACTATATCCCTGCATTGTTACAGTAGCATTAGCAGGATTCATATCACTAGCGGCTCCTCCTGATCCTGCTACAGTTAAATTCATTTTTTTAGCCAGACTTACTGGTGGTGCAACTGCATCATCTGGTAAACCCACAAATTGCATACTTTGTGTTATACTTTGTGTATGTGTTGCTGTGGCATTTGCCCAAACAACATCTACATTTGCTCTCAGCCCAAAATCATAACTAGCATCTACTAGCCCTGTAAGTTGTCCTACTGCTGTAAGTTCATAATCTCCTAGGTCAGCACCGTCAATTTCATATTCTTCTGGTGTCATGACGTTGTTAAATGTAGTTCCTGACACCATTGCGTTAAAGGCTGGATTATCTGCTAACTGAGTACCTGCACCAAATGTTTTCATTGCTGGGTTTGTGATAACATTACCAAAAGTTGATCCTGGTAATGCACTGGTGTTACCATATGTGCCAGCATATATT